GACATCAGTTCATTCTGATACTGTGCGCGCTTGCGCTCTTCGATGATATTGCCTGCCTCGCCGGCCCCCAGCATCCCGCCGAGCAGCAGCCGTTGCCACAAGGGTTGCTCCCCGGTCGAGGCATTGCCTCCACCGGTAAAGATGGAAACGAGTTTATTGAGTCCGTCCATAATTCAGCCTTAATTAAGCCTTAATTAAGCCGCCAATCCTTTGAACTCGTCCCCTGCGAGGAGCGAGTCTACTAATCCGCCTCCGCCCCCGCCACCGGGAGTACGTGTCGCGCTGGCACGGTTCAGCAGGTCGATCGTCGAGGTGCTCCCTCCGCACGTCGTCGAACCGCTGGGCGTCAGGCCGGTCGTGCTCGGCGCCGCCAATCCGAAAAAGGAATTGATCGCCGCCTGAATGTTACCCGAAGCCGCCGGATTGTTACCTAGTCCTGCCTGCGCGGCCCCGTACTGGCTGGCGTACTCTGGGGAGACGCTTCCGCCCGTGAGCGACTGTAAGGTCGGTAGGGTGCTTGAGACCGCCGCGCGCTGCGCCTCGTTCTGCGCTGCGGTCTGCGGGGTTGGTCCCGTCGGCGTGATCTTCGGAGTTCCCGGTTTATTCGCCAAGCCGTAGAGAGTCGACCCGACACCCAAGGCTGCGGGGATTAACGTAGCGATGAGGGGGATGACTTCGGGCATCAAATATTCTCCCTCGGCAACTTCGCCGCCATGACCGCGTGCAGTGGTCCGACCTGCTGCCCGCCGGCGCGTTCGATGACGCGCTTCAGTTTAGCCTGAACGGGGTTCGCCGGGTCCAGCATGGTAAAGAATCCCGGTACCCCCCTGGCGCGCATATCGGCCAGGAATCGCCGTAGCAGCGCCGCTAGGAGCGCAAAGCGGGTACCTTTCATGAGCGCTAGCTTATAGATGATGGCTACTCCGTGGCACGGTGCCGCGACCAGTGTTCCGCGAATCCTCCCTGCTTCCTCGATCACCCAGATCCAGTTGCCGTCGAGATGCCCGAGCAGGTCGAACCCGACGCGCAAGTCAGGCGGGAACCGGTCGCCCGTCCGGTAGTTCCGGATGCTCGTCTGCGTAAGTAAGTCGACCGTGCTCATCTCAATCCGTCCGTAGTCTTCGCGACCTCCACCTTCGATAGCCCGTTCTTGGCGATGATGGTCGATAGCCATAATCAATCGGGTCTCGATGGCCGACTGGGTCCGTAGCCTCAGTCGATATTCTTCGAGCAATTTTCCTTGATCTTTCTCTCACTGGTTCGACAATGTCTTTGCCTGCCATCTGATGCTCCCTTCGTACACTCAAACGGAGAATCCACGCAAAGCATCCCGTTTCTAATCCAAGAATGAAAGTGACCAAACATCTTTACGCTTGGAGTTAAAGACATCGTCTCAAGTGTGTCTCCTGCACGTTGCCAATTCGTGCCGCTCGGTCGAAGGTTTTTGTTTGACGGAATGGAGTTCGCGAAGTATACCCCACCGGGAACTCCACAATTTGGACAGTTGAAGGTCATACCGTACTTTTCGCCTTCCAATTCGTAAAACTCTGGCTCCAGTGTCGCAAGCGGATAGTCACTCATCAGGCCACGAACCCCGCAAGTACCCCGGCGGGCTTCGGCACGACGTGGAAGCCGAAAGCGTCGATCGTAATTTGCCCGCTGCCGCTCACGATGGCGTCGAAGCGGTCGTGAGTGATGCCAACCGCCGCCTGCTTCTGGATGTCCCCCGTAGCCGCTAATACCACGGTTTGTGTCCTCTGCGCCACACCGGCAACTCTCGGCTGGATAGTGAGTGTGGTGGGAGCGGAATTGTCGACGTACCCGCGCACGGTCACCCTGCGGCAATACAGTCGTGTATCGGGGTCCTTCGAAGCCACGGTAGGGGTGCGCACGCTCACCGCCACCTGGGCAGGGGTGTTGACCCCCGCCGCCGAAGTCGCCCACTGCACATCGCCCGCCTGCCAACGGTGTAGCGTGCCATCCGAGAAGCTACCGAGGACCGTGACCGGATTCGCGACCGTGGTGCGTGCCTGCAAGGCGCAGGACACCGGGAAGGGCAGATCCACCACGGTCCAGCCCTTGAATACCAGGTCGAAGCACAAAGCCCGAGTCAGAGCTCCGTTCGAATTACCGATGGGAATAAACATGGCATACATCGGCGGGTTGGCCGTTAGCGCCGCCCAAGCCGTGCTCATCCAGTTCGAATCCATCACGGTAATGTCGGAAACATCCGTGTCGTTCAGGGGAAAGAGGTAGGGCCTAACCTGTTCCGAGATGATGCGGTCGTTTACGGTATCGAAGACCGCGACGCCCAGGTGCGTGAGTCGCCCGATACCGAAGCCAGGAAGAAACTTGATGGTGCGCGGGGCAATACAACCCATGTCGGTCTCCCCGCGCTGAATGGCGAAGTTCGCGCTGCCGAAGACCCCTACAATCTGGTAACTCGCGTAGAGTTTGAAGGCCACGAGGCTGCCCTGCGGTGGTATACCCTGCGCGGCGATCGTGAAGACCGCGAGGCCCATGCCCTCCGTGCCGTCGTCCTTGTCTAAGAACGCCTGGTTGATCGGATTCCAACTGTTGAGGTTATTTACGTCGGACATGCGCAGCGACGTCGGGCCGTCGAGTCCCGTCGCGGTGTTGGTGGGCGACGTATCCCAGACCCATAAGGACCCGGCATAAACTTGAACGTGCGCACCCCCAGGAGGAGGAGGTGCCGCGGTATTCAGCAGTCCCGCCTCTTGCCAGATGACCTGCCCGTCTGCTACGCGCTGGCCGATTCCGGTCGGGAACGTCGGCTGCGCCGCTCCGCTCGTTCCGCCTTGCACCGCCTTGTAGAAGTGTCCGTTACTCACGGTCGGAACCACGATGCTGTTGACCGCGTAGTTGACGCTCGCCGTCCAGGTCGGGAAGGCCGGGACAAACGCGGAAGTAAGCGAAACGGTCGTGGTCGTCGTCGTGCCGCCCGAAGAGGCTCCCTGCCCGATGGCGGAGAGATTCACGATCTTGAAGTTATTCGCATCCACGACGGAGATGACCACGAAAGCGCTGGCTCCAAAACCGTTGGTGTTATAGGCCGGATTCGTCACCCCGGCGAGGACCACAGAAGCGGGAAGTTGCGCAGCCGTGATCCCGTGCCCGTTCGCAGTGACCGTGACCACCCCATTCGCGTCCACGCTGATCGCGGAAATCGGTGTGGTCTTTGCCGGATTCACGAGAGTCGCAGGATCGGAGTAAACCTGTACCGGGAAGCCGTTACCCAGTGCAAGCACCGCTTGATTCGTGAACTGCACGATGTCGGGAATGAACGAAAGGTTCCCGGCCACCCCGCCCGAAGGAGTTCCTCCGCCAGTGGTACCGCCGCCGCCCGTACCTCCTCCGCCTCCTGAGCCGCCTCCGCCGCCTCCGTCCACGTTCGGCAGGGGGTCGGCCGGAAAGAGTGCCACGATGTTCGCGTTCGAATAAGAGACCGGCAGTATGGCGGGGCTTCCGAGGATTGGCGGCATCTTAAAGAGCGCCGTCTGTTGCGTCGTGGTATTCGAAACGGGCGGACCAGGAAGGGTCAAGTTGCCGACTGCGCCGCTTCCCGATCCCTTATTGCTGCCAGGGAAAATGACCACCGTGAAGTGCGTCGAGTCGATGACCGAGTTGACGAATTGCGTGCCGTTGATAAAAGTGGCCGCGCCGGTGAAGGCGGATAGGACAACCGACGAACCGATTCCGAGCGTCTGCGGGGTTGACGTCTGAATGATGACGGTCGTCGTGAAAACCCCAGAGAACACGCTCGTCCACGAAGCCGTCACCGCGCCGGCTGGTTGCGTGGTAGTTCCATCGTCCACAAACGTCACCGTCAAGGTTCCCGCCACTGGCTGGGGTACGGGAAGCACTGCGGTAGGGCTGCCGACAAGCAGGGTTTCCGTTCCCGAAGTGATCGAACGATACACGTTGTAGGCTTGGGCGTTCGGGACGATGTTCCAAGTCAGGGTGTTCTTGCCGTTCGCTCCCGTGACTATGTTGACTTCCTGGAATGCGTCGGTTTCTCCTCCTGTCCCGTCGAGCGCGGTTACCTTGTAGTCGTAGGTTGCGGCTCCGAGCGAACCGCCGCCCGCAGTAGTAATGATTAGGTTTCGCGGTTCCCCGAGACGCAGGTCGAGCGCCTTCGCGACCGCTAGGTAATAACGGCTCACTCCGGTCGGAGCGAAGAGGAAGTTCGCCATCATCCTCCCGCGGCCGGCGGTCGGCACTCCGTTGAAGGCGTGGAGCAAACCAGAACCGTCGCAGGTGTGCAGGCTACCGCGCTTGGTCATCAGTAGGTTGCTCGCGCGGGGTACGCTGCCGCGCGGCTGACTGAGCACGCCCGCCGAGGCATCGACGCCGCGCACGAAGTTCCCGAAAGTGACCGGCTTAATCACCGGACGAGCAACCCTCCCGCAATCGTCGGCGCGTAGATTTCCGGCTCGTTCGTGCCGCCTACCTGGATGAAGCTCGGTATCAAGCGGTTTGCGTACATCCAAGCCTCGCCCTCGGCGGCAAACTGCTTGTAGAGGCGCTCGGCATTCTTATCGTCCTGCTCGATTTCGCGGAAGCAGCCGAGTAAGTAGGTCTTGAGAATGGGGTCCCAGCCGTCGGGGACGGGAAGATTCTGCAAGGATTGTCCGGGTACGTAGGTCAGCCCGAACACGCGCTTCCCGCACCAGAAGAGAGGCAGTTCCGTCACCGTCGTGCCCGAAGCCCAAGCCTGCGCCGGCACGGCCGAGCCCAGTCCGCGGATTAGTCCGCCCATCACGCCCGTGAGCAGCGAAGAATAGGCCACGATTTCCGTGCCGATCCTCGCGAAGCCGAAGGGCAGCAGAAACGCCCCGGCATTCACAATCGGTACGCTCGTATCGGTTGCCGCCATGCTTGCCGTGGTCGTGGTTACCCCGGCGCTGCGGTCCGGTTGGTAGGTCACTTCGATGACTTGGCGGTCGGTGAATACGCTGACCGCCACGCCGGTGAGAATCTGCGCGGTAACGGCATTGCGGCGGAAGAAGTCTCCGCGCTTCGCTCCCTGGACCCAGTAGCCGTTGTACCAGACGTCGATGATCTTGAGCCACTCCCCGCCCACCACGTAAAGCGGATTCCCCGCCTGGGTAGGGACTCCCGAGTAATCGAGCAGCCCTCCCACGATGCGCGAGAGCTTTTTCAATCCTTCGTTCAGCCAATTGAACATCACCGTAGCCGAAACCTGCGGACCATACATATCGGGCAGGTAGGCGCTGGGGTTCGCCGGCGGTGATCCGGACGAAGGCATCGGGGCGCTAATCGTGAACGAACTCAAAGTGGATTCGATGAACTGGTTTTCGCTCCCCGCCGGGGCACCCGGCTGCGTGACGTAAGCGCGGATGACCGTAGCGCCGGGCAGAAACGTGCTCGTGACTTGGAGTCCCTGGTTCGCTCCCACGACTTGGATGACGGATTCCGCCGAGGGCAGGGTTTCGCCCCAAGGATTCCTTTGGGTTACGACGAGAAAATAATTTCCGGGAGGCAAGGTCGATCCCGTGAAACCGGTGACCCCGAACGAGGCAGTAGGGGCAGGAAGCGTCGGGGGCAGGTCGGGTGCCTGCGCTCTCGCCCCGATAATCACGTCCCCGATGAGCGCCACGGGCTAAACCTCCTTTTGAAAGGGCCGCTGCGGATGCCCGGCAACCTCGGATGCGGCGTGTGCCAGCACGTTCCCGGCGTCGGCCGTGATCGTGACCATCACGTCGAGCATCAGCGTGTGGAGTTGCGCGTCCGTCAGTAAATGGCCCTGGGTCTCGAGGCGCTTCCTGAGCGTCGCGACAATATCCTGCGCCGTTGCTGTCGAACCGAGGTTAGCCATTATTGCCCTCCCAAACGGAAAAGGGCTAGGAGCCCCGCGAAAAGCCCCCAGCCCCTTTAGGACGCACTGCAACGCAAACTTTTTTAACTGACTCCCGAAGCCTCCAAGTCCAACTTCGCCGTCGGCGTCGTTCCGCTCAAGGTTACGTCCACGGATACCTGGGTGCAGTTGATGTCGACCAAGAACGGGAAGATGAAGTCGATGCCGCCCGGAGTCGCGAGACCCGCAGCCAAGGTTCCTCCGTTGGTATACGGAGAACCCGAAGCCGCCACGGTGCTCAACGGAATCGCCGTAGCCGTATTGATGCGGCCCACGATCACGAAGGTCGTGCCATCGGTGACGACCACATCGACCAAGACAATCGACGGGGTCGTGCCCGTCGCGCCGTAAATCTTCACGCGAATGTAGCCGCGGGAGATCGTCGGCGTTAAACCGGTCAGCGAAAAGGTCGCCGGACCGGCCGAGGGAATCGACACGTTCTGCGAGAGAAAGAGCGTGTCATTCTGGAGTGGGGAGCCGAACCCCGGTACCACGGTCGGCAAGCGATTAGTAAACGACATGCTCAGTTCTCCTTACGCGATGTTCGTGATGCTCAAAGCCGTGCGCGGGTTGACGTTGCTCAACTGCATGACGACGACCACGCGCGAGACGACTACTTCCTGGTTCGAAGCCATGAGCCAAGGCCGGATGATGAAGTAGCCGCGGTTGTGGTAGTTCATCCAAAAATAGGTGCTGTTCCACAAAAAGCCCGTGCCTGCCGCGGCGTACTGGTCCGCCAGCACCGTCGCGTTGTTGAAGCGGAAGTGGTAGCGGATGGAAGTCTGCACCGGTTCCTTGTCGCTCATGTTGTCGACGCTACGGATAAGCGACGTGGTGGTGGCAGAGACTGAGGTGAACTGAATCTTGAAGTTGCCGTAGTCGGTGTTGTTCAGGATGAGCGTATCGGGCTCGTCGTAGCCGAAGACGACCGACTGGTAGGCCGACTCGGCGACTGCAACCGTAAGGTGCGCCGCACCGGCAGAAACGGATGCCCCGGGGTTCCAAGCCGTAACCGTCGCGCGGTTGATGCCCGCGATGGTGTTGTTCTGCGTGCCGATCCACGACGGAATGCTGTCGATGTCAATCGAGGTGTTATTGGGTGCCGTGCCGTAACTTGCGCGAGCCAATTTCGGCAAGAGCGAGGCCGCGCAGGCCTGCATCTTGGCCTTGACCACGTCGATCGCCGAAGCTCCGCCCGAGCCGAGGATGATGTCGAGCGTGGGGATGGAGCAAACCTGGTAGTAGGCGCGCCAGACTTGGTTCGCCGGCTGAATCGAGTCGACGACCGCCGTGTTTAGCACCTGGTCGCCCCAGAACGCGCCGCCCGTCGGCTCTTCCTGAGTCAGCAAGGGGAAGATCAACTCGGCACCGGTCACGTGCTTGCCCGAGCGCTGGAAGGCCCAGTAGGTAGGCGAGGGTCGGAGCACGATGTCCGAGAGAAACGGTGCGATTTTCTTCTGCGAAATGGCGTCAAGCGTGTTCACCATCAACGCCGACGGCGACTGCACGCCCGTGCCGGTGATGCCGGCGGCCAGCGCCACGGGACCGGAATAGTCGTAGGAGTCACGCGCGACTACTTCCATCGACTCCATGTCGAGCACGACGCGCGTGGAAATTCGCCGCGTGAGTCGGTTCATCTCGTCCGTCATCGGTTGTTCTCCTCTACCTACGCTTCTTCCTCGGTTTTCCCTCTTCCGAACCTTCGCCGTCGCCTGGCTCTTCCGGCTCTTCCTTGCTGGTAGCGGCAGCGATTTCCGCTTGGACGAAGTCCGCGAGTTCGGCTGACACGTGCTGCAACTCGGCGCCGGTAAGCGAAACCCCGTAACTGCGTAGCGCGCGGTCGACTGCCGTCATCGTGCGCGCATGCAGTTCTTTCTCGTGAGTGTCGAGTTCCTCGACCGGCTTCGAGACTGATCGAGTGGCACCCGTAGTTTGGTCGGTAACGAGTTCAGAAGGCCGCAGTTTGTGGGCAATGCTCATTTAGCCACCTTCGCCGTCTTTGCGTCGGCCAGCTTCCCTTTGTACTCGGCCTCGACGGCCGCTATCCGTGCGTTGGCGTCCTGCTGGATGAGTGCGATTTGCCCGGTAGTTTGCTGTTTGATCGAGGCAATCAGTTCCTGGCCGTTGGCCAAGGCGGTAGCGATAGCCTGTTGCGCGCGGGCGTCGGCCGCAGCATTCAGGCTGTCTTCGATCCTCCCGCAGTCGGCGACTAGCGTGGCCATCGCTTGGTTGATAGCCTGCGCCGCCTGCGCCAGTCGGTCGCTTAGTTGCGACATTCATCGTCACCCGTGTGTTAAGCCGTAAAATTGCCCGGATCGGTTGCACCGAGTTGCGCGAGCATCTCGGTGAGTTCCTTGTCCTCGGCTACGTCGTCGCCGAGTCCTTCAAGGCCCTTGTCCTTCACGTGGCTCTTCTCGGGCTTCGGTGGTCCGCTCGCGGAAGTCGGGCGGCCGGTTGCGGCTAGGCGTCCCCGCATCTCGCCTTCTCTGCGGCCCTTATCAAAGGCTTCCTGAATGAGCGAGTCCCGCTCCGATTCGGCCGTCAACTCGAGGATCGCTTTTTCAACCGAAGGCAGGCCGTGCCGGTCGACGAGTTTATGTTCGGCGGCGTAATCGCGCACCTGCTCGTAGGTCATGTTCTTGTGCTTCTCGATTTTTTGTAGGCGCGGAGCCAAACGGTCGAACTGGCCCCTCCAGCGGTCTTCGGCCCAGATGGTGGTAGCCTTTTCCATGGCGCCCGCGAGCTTCGTGACCGTGTCGTTCATCTTCTGCACGGTTTCGTTGATGGCCTTGAACTTCTTGTTCGCCGGCTGCCAGAAGGGATCGCTCTCGAACTCGTCTTCACTGGTGCTCCCGCCTCGGTTGCCCTTGTCGTTCTTCTGAAGATCAGCTACCTGGCGTTCGTAGGTAGCCTTGAGTTCGGCAGCCTTGGTCGCTAGTTCAGTGACTTCCCGGAACTTATCGTCGGCGGCCTGAGTCTTTTTGCCGAGTTCCGCTTCCATCTGCGTGCGGGCGGTTCGCAGTTCGCCCAAGGTCACCTTATCGTTCCCGATAGCAAACTCCGTGTTATCGGGGTAGGTCTTCGTATCATCGAGAACCATCTTCAAATTCAGCATGCGTCCTCCTTAAAACTGTCCTGGTCGCGGATTGCCGCCGCCTTCGCCGCCCGGCGGAGGTTGCGCTGCGCCCATTTGAATCGGCTGGCGTACCGCCGAGTTTACGCTCGCGGCTTGCTGGATTTCCTTGATGACTCGGTCGATCTGGGGAATGAGCTTGTAGATTTGCCCGCTGACGTTCGGCAGGCGTTCCATGTTCTGCACGGCCATCACGGCGAAGATGCTCTTGAGTTTCTTGACCTGCGCCATCATCTGTCCGGGGTCCGCGCCTTTCAGTTCGCTGACCTGCTGGGCGTAAGCCTCGCCCGCGTCGGGTCCGCCGGGACCACCCGCCTCGCCCATGCCACCACCACCCGGCGCGGCACCAGGAGCACCGCCCGCCGAGCGATTCATCAGTGCTCTCATAACGAGCGAACCGAGCGGATTGGCGCCAGTCGCCACTTACTTCCCTTTCTTGCCCGTGCCCTTCGAGCCGTCCGTCTCGATCTGATACACCAGGTCGAGCGGGTCGGGAAGCCGCGTGCCTTCGACAAAGGGCGGCGCAAGAGCGCGGATGTCGTTCGGGGGCACGAGTTTATCGCCTTCGTTGTCCACGTTCAGTGGACCGAGAATGTCGGGCAACGCGCCCGGCACCTGTTTTCCATAATCGTCCGGGTACATCGACTTGCCGTTTCTTGCCATGGCGTCCTCCTAGGGTCCTAACTCTTTCTTCCCGCCGGTCTTGCCAACCGGCAGCCGCGTGTTGCTCGTGCCGTACCTGCGTCCGTGGAACTGGGTGTCCGGGACTTCGTCGTGATCCGGACAAAGCCCGATGTTGTTCGCGGGCACTTCGCCGGCGAGTGCAGGCATATGAGCGAACTGCTTGCCCTTCCAACTGTCGATTGCCGGCGAAAGCAAGACCACTCGCTGGTCCGTTTTCATCGGTGCGCGATTCGTTAAACCCTTGTGATTGTCTTCCATAGGCCTGATTTGGTAGAGACGGAAGAGATATTCTCTCTTCCGTCCCTTTCCCCCACTGAGCAAAAACCCGTGTTTTAGTGCCGCCTTGAACGACGTCCACCGCGCTTATGCCTTTTCGCCATAAGGTTGCTGCCTCCTTCCTCCGCCACGCCCACTGAAGGGCGGAGCAACGGGCGGATATTTGGAAACTCTTTAGTAGCGGCTAGACTTGCGACCGCGCCGCTTGCCGCGCTTGTGCATTTTCTTCATGGACTTTTTCTTCGCTCTTTCTGGCACGGGCACATCGTCTTTCTCGATGTCCGTGCCGGGATTGAGGTCGGTGCGCATTTTACTTCCGGATTCCCCTTCGACCGTGCATCCGTCCGGGCCGGTTCAACTTCTTGCCCTGACTCTTACTGCCCATGCGGTGGGGTAAGAAGCGCTTCACGGCGTAACTTCGCGTGGTCATTTACGCCTCCCGCGCTTTACGCGCCGGCCATGATCCATCCGTTTGGCCTGCGTTTTATTGCCCATGCGGTGGGGTCCAAAACGTTTCGGTGCGTAACTGCGTCCTCTCATGCGCGCATCTCCTCGAGTCCAATCATCGTGAGCGACTGCGCTTGCAGGTGCTGTAGGAACTCTCTCTCAGACAGGTTACGGACGTTCACGTGCGGTTCGTAGAACGGAGGATACTTGCGTCCGTCGATCGCGAACTGCACGAACCAGTTCTCGCCAGCCTTTTCTAGTTTCAGGAGTTCGAAGCGGTGTCCTGCAGTCTCTAAGGCATTGATTTCAGAGAGCACGCAAGGAAGATAACAGTGGTTATGGCAGCGAAGGCAAGCAGTCTTGTCGCTTATGTCGCCATTTCAGAGAATATTCTTGAGGATGAACGCCGATGAACCAGTGCCCCGTGGGATCTCGTCGCATGCTATAGCCTAAACTCAGAATAAAACCGGATGCACACCACCGTTCAATCGTGCGCTTAGTTTTGTTGAACTCAATCGCAAACTCTGGAGCGGGAATCCAGACAAATTGAGTCGAAGTCTCCACGGATCACCGGACTCTCTCAAAAAGAAGAGAAGGAACATCCAATCCAGGAATACCGCGAGTGGGTTTCAGGGGTCTATGGCAGGTTGGGCATACGCCTTCTATTTCGTCGAGAGTTGCGCTCGGATTCGGCTGAGGGTGTCTCATGCACAAATATGACTTACCCCAAAAAGATTCCACTACCTCATGCTCCGTAATCCCATCACAGATTTTGCACCACTTGAACAATTTCATCGCGGCCTCTTGAGTTTGCCCATGGCCGCGAGCTCCAATTCGCGCGTGCGCTCTTCGGATAGTTCTTCCGCGTTGGGTAGCCCTAGCGTTTCATAGAGGAAGCGTGTAGGCAGCAGGTTGGCCTTGCCCATAGCGCTCACGATCGAACGCAGCGTCGCGGCGCTCAAAACCTGGAGCGAGCCTTCGTCCAACTGCGCCTCGTAATCGTCGATGTTTTCAATCGGGTTCCAGCGCGAGAAGACCGGCTCGCCGCGCTCGGTTCTCATGAGTCTGTCGGGTAGGTTTTTGTAGCGTGCATCGACGTAGAAAATAATGCTCGCAAGCCGCTGTAATTCTTCGGCCAGCATGCGGCCGCGGAGGCGGGTCATCGGCTGGGACTGCCAGAGGGTCGCGTCGAAGAGTTCCGCCGAGACGTTCCCGGCCTGACCTTGTCCCTGGCGCGCCGCGGTATAACCCTGCAGTTCCTTCTGGATTCCGAGCAAGGTCGCGGGCAGCGTGAGCATGTGTTGCGGCAGCGCCTGCGGGTTGATGACTTGGGGCACGTCCGAGCCCTGGTTAATCATCAAAACTTCGCCCGGGAGCCAGCCGATTCCCGTGGGGTCTAGACCTGTGTTATTGCGGATGACGATAACGCCATTATTTGTCCGCACCACGTTCTCGAAAAGTTGCGTGTAGAGACGCTCAGAAAGGCTCTGCAGTTGCCGGGTCAATTTGATCGGCGGCGGCCCCCAAAAGTTCGTGATCGTGGGCATCGCCGGGATGCGCAAAAGCGGGAAGGTTCCGAGGTCGTCGTCCGGCAGTTGCGGGCACCAGTTGCCGCCGTCCGAAAGCACCACGCCTTCGCATTCGACAATCCAGCGTCCGTTCGGGTACTTGTACTGGAAGCGGGGATGCACCAACTCGCGGACATCGGACGCGGTTCCTGCGTAGTCCTTCACCCGTTCGCGGGTCGAATCGAAGAGATAAAAAGTGCGCTTGCGGACCCGGTTATCCCGGAAGATTTTTCTCTCCTGGGTTCCTTGCGAAGAAAGGGGTGAGGCTTCGGGAAATTCGAGCGCTCCTTCGACGCTGCCGTAGGGTTCGGCGTCAGCCATGTAAAGATGCGGACGGACCAGGTGCCCTTTTTCGGGATATTCGCGGTAGATTTCGTCGATGTACGGCCAGTCTTCCCAGCCTATCCAGGACCAGTCTTTGTCGCTTTTAGCGTTAGGGTCAGGGAAGGTACTTTTCGGCTCACGCATTTCAACCCAAGTCGAACCCTTCCCGCGGCGCGCCCGTGGGTTGAAACCGACCTGTATGAAGCCGAGGTTCGAGAGCATCGCCCAGATGAAGGCTTCGAGGATGCGGTTATTGAAGAATCCGTCCTTCCATTGCTCCTGGAAATGCTTCTCCCTTTCCCGGTCCCGCTGATCCTTGTGCGTGATGTAGATTTTCGGACTCGCATCGGTGATGTCGGTCGCCTCGTTCAGCACCAAGGTCTGGAGTTGCGGGATCGAAACCCGCGGGCGGAAGGTAATCGGCGTGGCCGGGTCCTCTTCCAACTGGTAGAACTGCTCGATTTCGCGGAAGTAATCGCGGCCGAGAAGTTTGTCGCGCTCGTAGAGCGAGATGCGCTCGAGTTCGTCGAGTTGCCGGGAGATGGTCTTGTCGTTGACCATCCAGTCGGGTTGCGATTTGGTTTTGGAGCCGCTCGAAACCGCTTCGTAGCCGACCGTCAAAGGGGCCATTTATGCTACCTTCTTCGCGGATTTTGAAGGGGGAGTAGCCGGCACATCCTCCCCCTTTTTGTTTTTAGCGGATTTCGTCACCCGGTCGTCCCCGTTCAGCCACTCGGCCAGAAAGTCGCCCGGCGCCTGCTGCGTGCCGGCTTCGGATTTCCGGAAGGATTCGATTTCGGTCATCATGCCGATCAGGTCTTTCGGACTCATCAGGCCGGCGGAGATAAACACGTGCGCGTTAAGAGCTAACTTGTCTTCGAGGGACGCCCAGGCGCCCGAGCGCCCCTCGTGCCTGAGACCG